TTCCAAGAGCGTTTACACCTTGACAGATGGCTTCCGCAATTGATTTAGCTATTTCAGATTTTACATCTTCAACAATTTGCTCAATTTCATCATCGAATTGTTGTTTTAAATCGCGCTTAAGATCTACTGCACAAGCCTTTAAGTTAGGAATAACTCTTTCTACAACTGTAATTAATTCTACAATAGCATTAATAACTTCAACTGTCTTGATAATCATATCAATGGTTGCATCTAGATCAGGTAGGACTCTCCCGACGGTTTGTTTTTTAACATACTTGGGAAGTTTAGTTGGATTTAATGGAATACTAAGTAGTGGATTTATTTCCGCTAACTTTTCTTTAGTGAGACCTAATTTATCTTTGAGATCATCTTTCACGCCATTTATTGCAGTCTTAACTTTTAACTGCAATGCATCACAGTCTGTTTCATTTAAAATAAATTGAGTTGTTTCTCTGATGGTTGCTGCTAATGGAGAACCAGCTACACTTTTATTTTCATCCGCCTGCTTGTCTCTTTTAATTTTACATTCGCCATCATTTAAAGAAGTCATCATATATCCGGTAACGACAATTTCTGCATTAGGGTCGTAGTATTCACCTGTTATTTCATCAAATAATAAATTAGTATTTGCTTCTGCCATTAGCTACTCATCCCCGGACCTATGCTCACTGCAATTCCATTTTTGAAAGCGAAGTTTTTTCCACCCGCCACAATATTACCAGTTACACCGGTTCCTATTGTTCCGTTACCTATTACCGAAAGAGATCCTTGAGTAATAGACATACCACCAGGTCCTTCTATTGATGTGGCCTTTCCTGACGAAATCTTAATTCCATTGTCGCCTTGTAAATATAATGAACCTTTTGCTACAACGCTTACATTATTTTCACCAGCCAAGTCAATACTACCCTTAGCAGTAGCTTTCAGATTACCTTGAACCGTAACGTTACAGTCGCCAATAACCGCAATATCTTTTTTACCACCGACAATCTCGAAACTGTCTTTAACTGATTTAATGACAATACTACCATCTGGTCGCATTTCAATCTTGGATCCTGATGAGTGTCGAATGTGTACTCTAGGCGCATCGGGTGTATCATCTAACTCAATAGTATGTCCTGTTCTAGAACGAATAACTCTATTGTTAGGATACTCTGCTTTAAATGATGAATCTGGTTCTGCAGGATGGAGTTTTTCGTCGTCATCAATTTGCTTACCTCTGGCAAGGAATGAAACTGAATTGAGAGTTTGATCCAAGTTAGGAATTACCGGAATCGTACCAAGAATAAAGCCCTGCGATGCAGTTTGATCTGTATAGAAACCAAATACTTTAGATCCAATATCAACCTGTGGAGTATCACCGATACCTTCTACTGATTGACTTGTGGTTGGAAGAATAACTTGACATTTTAACAGTCTGTCTTTATTCTTTTCATCCAGAGCATTAGAACCAACAACCGCAACATATACCATACCAACCTGGTATTCTTTGTCGATGTCGTTGACGACACCAAACCACCAGTTGAATCCTTCTTTTCCTAACTGTTTAGGTATACTCATTCCACCAATCCATTCTTTTCTAACGCCATTGAAATTACGTGTTGGGGTCTACCAGCATTAAGAATCATATGCCGCAAATTTGATACTAAATAATTGCCCGAGTGTAATCTCATTTCATGATTTACATCAGTTGCTGATATGGACGCAGGTAATGTACATTCTATTACATCTCCAACAGCCAGTTCAGAATCACCATATACTTCAATAAGAAGTTTGGTTAAATCCATTTTAGACACAAACGCCTGAGTTTTTACTAATTTTTCTATATAATCTAGGTCAGGTAAATCCGCTCTAGAACTTACTAATCTTGTATTTGTAACAGATTTAAATAAACGAGTGAAGTCGGATGTAAATTGATTACCGACATTTTCATCTGTTCTTTGAAACTTATCTGCTCCGACATTATCTCCATAAGTCTTAGTCTTTATAGCGAACGTTAGAGTATCTAATGAACTTGCCGCTCCAGCACCGCCACTATCAGAAATATATTCAATGGTATCTGATGTATTATTTATGTGATTATAAGATAATATATCTCGCATTCTTACATTACGATTATCTTCATTACGTGTGGTGTCAAAGAAGAATCTTTTATCTGATTCATTTTTGGATAATGCTTTAACTCCCTTTTCAATCAATTCTTCTTTGGGCACAAAGAAATATCCATGTTTATTTAAAAAGAAATCAAATGTATGTGATTCATATCGAGTTGATTTTGCTAGAATTTTTGCGTACTTACTAATCCACATGAACGGAGTAAGTTTGCGTGGAGGTTCGCCATTAGACCCTGGACTTAATCCATATAAAATCTTATCTTTAACCACACCCTTTGTATTACTTACATGGATAGGTACTTTAACTTTAAGATCTTCTTTTAAAATATCTTTTACAATGCCCGTAACATCATCTTTTACAATCTTGGGTACGAATTCTCCCTTATTATTAAGACTAGTAGGGAGGAGATTAAAAAGTGCATCGACACTAGCTAATTTTAAAGTATATGTTGCAGATTTTAAATTCTCATTTTGTTTAAAATTAACAGGTTTACCTCGGTTGAAAAACGTGTATTCGGTGGGATCTGATCCAGGTGTTAAAAATGATATTTTAATAATCTCTTCGCCGATAAGTGGGAATCTTGAGTATAGTCCATCTGCATCTTGAATTTGTAATTCTGCATAGATTACTGGAGAATAAATGCTTTCAAAAATATCAATTCGATTTGCATACGAAATTAGACTAGTAGATTTTTCGTTAAAGAAATTTGATATAGAGATTTCTTTGATAGTAATATCACCAGGCCTAAAGTTAGAATCAGCAATCTTTTCAGTAGGGATGTCCCCATTAACTTCTATTTTAGATTCTAAAATAGATTTCACTTCACCTAAAAGACTGTTTACGGAAAAGCTCATGTTACCGCCATAACTCGTTTAAGTTCATTTTCGATTTGAGATTTATATCTATTATCAAGGAGCATAATATCGCGTTTGTTTTCATTTTCCTCTTGTTCATATTGGGCAAAAGAAACAGATTCCCAATATGTTGGATTTTCACCAGCAGACGTTTGACTAATTAAGGTAGCTGAAGATACAGTCGCCGTAGCGCCAGATGTTTCACCTCGAATTATGTCACCCACTTGGAATGCTCCAGTAATATGCTGTAACATAATCGAACCAGTATCTGATAGAGTTACAAACCCCCTTGCAGATCTATTGGTACTCTGATACGTTACTAATTCATCAACTGCAAACTGAAGTGAATTAGTAGATTGGTAAACAATATTAATTATCTTATTTGTGTTTACGATAGTATCTTCTTTTTTGCGAACGTATCCAATAACTTGATAATTAAGATCTATTTGACAATCCCAATATTTCTTTTCCGACTGCGGAAGCCCATTGAATTCATTCTGTGATAATTTTCTGGAATCGGTTTCCCAATTGGATCTATAAAATGCGATAGTTCGCTCAGCATTTGAAAATGATCCATACTTGCTTACAATAAGTGAATATAGATCTTGATCTGATATTGTAGTTCCGTAATAAGGATCTATTATGTTATTTGTATGCCAAATTAACCAAGTATAACCTGGGTTATCATAATAGCTATTAGAAAGATTATCTATTCTTCCATCATCATCTTGAATGGTATATGGATAGAAAATAGTATCGTTCTGTCTAGTAACATCAGATATAACCGCTCTAGCTAAAAGGTTTTTAGCAGAAGATCCATTATAATCAATTGTCGGTAGTTTATTAAAATAGTTCATGTTGCTGCTTCACCCTTTGCGATTGCACCTTGCGCCTCAAGTTCTGTTTTTAATGTTTCGGCGGCAGTGGCATCGGAAGAATCTTTACTAGTGGTATCCTTATTGGATTGGACTCCATCTTCCCAATCTTTAGATAATATATATTCTACTTCCTTAATCGTTATATTTAATCTATATGTAACCGAATAATTAGTATGACTTTCTTTTTCGCTATGAAAGAATGCCGGATTTCCAAAATCAGAATAACTTGCATTTACACTGCTAAGAAAACATTTTTTAATTCTAATAATACTATTATCAGTCCATCCCCAAGAGTTTGCATTACCACCTTTATCCCAAGGGAAGAAATTAATTTGACACAATTTTGGATAATTTAATACACCAGTGATAAAGCCTCCAATAGGGCTTGGTAGTGCAGCTCTCTTTAGTATTCTAATAATCTCATTAACTTTTTTTGCTTCTTCATAATTTTTAGGATAAAATGCCCAAGAAAAAGTAATGTCTCTCATGTCCGGCCCAGAAAATAGAACAGACGGATTGGGATTTGGGGAATATCCAGTTTGGCTTTGAATGGCTGACGTAATATTTTTACTGTTTATTCCTACATTATCAGCAGCACTTGATAACATATTCCCAAGTCCACCGAGGGACTTTGTCAATGCATTCCCTACTGCTCCAAAGCCAGGTCCTATGTTTTGTAAAACAGTTCTGGCACCCAATCCTAAGGGGTCAAAGTTAAAAATATCACCAATACCTTCAATACTTTCTTCATTATATCTACCTGAAGTAGTGTCAGATAATTCTCTAGGTAATGGAAGAAATATAGTTTTCCCTTTGCTTATATCCCATGAGCCGGGAGAGAAAGGTCGAGTTCTTTCATAATCAGCTAAGATTAATCTACAGTAATATTTACCTAGAAATGAACCGTCTGGTCCGTCCGATAAAGGTGCTTCTGTTTCGAAGAGAGTTGTTGGTTCAGCCATTTTAAACCACCGATATAATATCTGCAGAGTTATCTTTTTTCACTGCTGCAATTTTTGTAGCTGGATTGACATTCTTTAAATACGAATTTGTATCCTCAGATGAAAGTCTTCTCAATCTACTTAAATCAGCTCTAGAAGCTCTCTGTGAATTTTTACCTGCAAAGGCATAAAATTCATCACCATCACCTGCTACTATACTATCCGTTTTGGCGGATGAAAATGCTGATATGCTCTCGAATGAAGCCGCAATATCAAAGAAAGATTTGGCTGATGATTCAGCAACACCTTTAGCACTGTTCGGTCTACCGTTGGACGCTGAACTGGTTATTTTATCTAATATTCTTTGTATAGGAGCTTTTACATCATCTTTTATGAAATCTTTGACATTAAATGCCATTCGGGCAATCCTTTATAAATACATAAGCATAGTATATTTATAACGGAATTTAGTAATGGCATACAAAGGACCATTTAGACCAAGAAATCCTGAAAAATACAAAGGTGATCCTACCGATATAATATATAGATCTCGGTGGGAATTAATGGTTATGCAAAAACTAGATGCACATCCAGATGTTTTAGAATGGTCTAGTGAGGAAATAAATATTAGATACCGGTCGCCAATTGATAATAGGATCCATAGGTATTTTCCAGACTTCTATATGAAACGTAGAAGCACTAGTGGTACTATTGAAAGTTTTATTATTGAAGTAAAACCTAAAGCTCAAACTAAACCACCAAAGGTACAAAGTAAACCAACCAAACGATATATTAACGAAGTTGCTACATGGGGCATTAATTCTGCTAAATGGGCGGCCGCTGAAGAATTTTGTAAAGATAGAGGTTGGTCATTT